TTATTTCACTATAAAATTCCTAACCGAATTCAAATCCTCCAGACTATTCAGTTCTTGCTTCATCTCACGCTGACGGAGATAAATCTCGTCATTGCGATCGACCTGAGCCTGCGCCATTGCTGCCGCCAGTTCTTCCAGTTCCGGCATCGACAGTTTCACCTGTTGATTATCGGCATCACCCCACACAAGGGTAGTTCGTGCCGTATCGGATTTCGCCGCCATTACTACCGGATAAAGGCGGGCCAGTGAGTCGGGGCCAGCGTTCCATGTGCGGCCGTTCCATTCGAACGTGAACGGCTGCGCTTCCTGTTCTGTGCGCCATACCTCAATTTCTCGTTTTTTAGCGTCCTTTGCTGCTTCCAGCATTTCAGGCGTAACAGTGAACGGGGCGATTTCGCCCCATTTGCCGCTTTGCAGCTCCTGCCAGATTTGCTGGCCAGTTTTGGCTGTATCTTCTGGTGTGGCAGTATAGGGAACGGGGTCATCCATCCCTTCAAAAAGCACCTCGCAGTCAATCGCGCCAGATTCCAGGTAACGAGGGTTTTTAATCTCTTTAATCTGCATCATGTAGCCCTCACAAACAAAGAAACCAGCCCCCGATCATAAAACGTGACATCCGGGCCTCCTGATAAAGCGAGGTATGTGCCAGGAAGGGTATTCCCATAGACAAACGACCTGGCAGCGGCACTAAATCCTGTCGTGCGATACTCAGCTTCGAAGACCACCTGCCGAAGTCTTGAACCCTGCACAGCTTGTGTACGAAGTAATGTAACATCACTGCTACCGCTATCAGGAAGGTACGCAGCAAGAACCAGGCTACCCGGTTGCGGAGCACGCTGTGATGTGGTGTCTCCTGCACATAACAGTTGTCTCAGTCTGTCGCGTGACCAGAATAACCGCGACCATGCTTCTGGTAGTCTCGCCGGAGACATTGATTTTGAAACCAGCACCTGATATTTAGCCGGGCCCTCACCAGCCTGGCCAGTGTATTCGGCATCGCCATGAAAGGTTATACACCGACCATCGCTTTCGGTGCTGTTAGTGTGCATTCCACTTCGTATTTCTATATCTACAAGCCCCCTGAAATAGGGTTGCCCCCCGTCATACGCAATGATGGGCTTATACGAACTACCAGACCCACCGTACTGCGTTACCGCATAACGCCCTGGTGTGACCTCAAATACCCATTTAAGAAATTCGGCGGGGCCATTTTGCGCGCTGAAATACACGACTTCCGACGAAGAGAATAAATGCCCGTATCCGAATGCACCGGGTAACGCCAGACGGCCTGCGGTGCGGTCGTAAATATTCTCCTGAACATCCTTCTGTGCCGCATTGCCAAGTTGTGGCGTCAGATTCGTCCATGTGACCGGGGCGGAGATATTATCGCCACGAACGGTCATAAGAATCCGTCCGTCTTTTCCAAAAAACAGAACCAGCTTTGTTGCTGTCTGACTGGTTTTGTCGCCCCAGCCATTATCCAGCCAGATAATTTCTGTTATCCCGGTTGTTTCTTCCGTTTGCGTGGAAAAGGTGTAATACCGTCCCGGATGTACGTTGTGCGCAGTTCTGGCTACATCAAACATATCGCTGGCAATAATTGCCGTGCTTCCGGGATTCGTCATTCCGTAACCAAATGCACCTGGCAGCGCAATACGGCCTTCCGAGCTGTCGTAAAGGTCTGTCTGAATGTCCTTTACCGCCGCGCTTTTCAGCTCAAGCTCATTGCGCATGGCTTCCACTGTGGCCTGTGCCAGCAGTGACCGGGCTTTTTCTGACAGTGGAGACAGTGAAGCATTTCCGTCCTGATTAAAGCACAGAAGATTATCCGCCCGTTCTTCCAGATTGCTGATTGTCGTTAATACATCACTGAGCGGTTGTTTACCTGCCAGCGCGTTCATGACTGTCGTCGCAAAGTTTGGGTCATTGCCCAGCGCCGCTGCCAGCTCGTTCAGCGTGTCCAGGGCTTCCGGCGACGAGTCAACCAGTGCGGCGAGCAGTTTGCGGACAAATGCCGCGTTCGCGGTTTCCAGACCGACTGCATCGTCCGGTGGGGTTGGTGTGGTTGGCGTGCCGGTGAACGCCGGGCTGTCCAGTGGCGCTTTTGTTTTCGTCTCGTCCATGACGGTTTTGACAGCCTTTGGTGTGGCTGCCAGTTCTTCGCTGTCGTTGTCTGTATCACTACAGAGTTGCACCAGGCCTTTTTCTGTTGTGGAGGCATTGCTTCCCTTCAGGTCATCAACTATCCGTTGCGCCTCGTCCCTGTGCTGTTTCGCACCCTGCTCGCTTTTTGCTGCCGCTTCTGCGCTGGCTTTTGCCTCGCCGGTCAGCGTTGCGGCTTCACCGAGTTTATCGACCGCTTTCTGGACTATCTTATCGGCATCTTTGACCGCCTGTTCTGCGCGGGCCGCATCCTGTGTGGCAGATGATGCAAGGAGCGCCACCTGATTTTTATCTTCGGCAACGGCTTCTGCATTCTGCTGTACGTTATCCGCCAGCGTCTCGCAGTCGCTCTTAATTTGTTGCGCATCAGCGACATGTTGCCCGGCCTGTCGTTCGCTTTTCGCTGCCGCTTCCGCGCTCTGCTGCGCCTGCGCCACCATTTCCTCAAAGCGTTTCACTACATCCGGCTTTAAATCGCCTTCATCAAGGGCAGTCAGAAAATCATTCAGCGTGCCTGGCTTTGAGTCGTCGTATAAATCGGTGTGCCGTTGAAGATTTTCAGTGTGCGTGACGGATGCCAGTCTTTTCCGCCAATCTTCAGCCTTTTGTTGGCTTCCTGGAAAAACGGACTGTTTGGGTTCTGGTCAGTCACCATCGAACCGGAAGCGTTCAACGGATCCCACGCGTTGATATACACATCCTCTTCTGTCAGCCCGAATGTCGGAAGCGGCTCACGACATGAAACACTGTCGGTGCCCACGCCGATCGCTGCAGCACCGTAGCAACGAGACAGAAAAAACAGATTTTTTATCTTCTCGTTGACCCTCATACGTTCCCATACCTCCTGGAAACGCCGCACAACCCTCTCGTCAGGATCTGTCTCCACGTTATACTGTCGCGGCTTACACATCGCCATCAGTATGGGTTTTTCGACAAGTTTTCCGCCCAGAGGATGGAATTGCCACAGCAGCTTACACAATTCATAGCCAATATCGGTTCCCGGCTGAATTTCTTCAGCCTCAAGAATACGCATCAGTGCTGAACCGAGGCCGCCAGTAATCTCGATCTCTGCCATCAAAAATATCCTGATTTTTTACAACGCCGCGTAATTACCGTGCGCGATGATCAACCCATAGGTGTAACAATCGAAAAGGTCATCAGCACGTTTATGCGCGTCTTTATCCGCCAGGTGGAATCCGGCGATTTGTTTTATGAGGTGGTTTGCGGTGGTGCGCTTGAATGAAACGGTCTTGTCGTAAGCCTCCCGGACGATTTTGCACACCCCCTGATAGTGGTAGCTGGATGCCATCACCGCCCGTTCATCTTTGCCCTTGCTGGTTAGTGCCGATTTAATCGGCGTCATATCCCAGCCTTCGGTTTCCGCCTTCTGGTTGAGGATTGCCCCCATCGCGGCGTCTTCCATAAAAATTCCCTGGCTGCCCAGACGCGGACGGCATAATTTCGCGAGGCGCTCAAGGTTGTCATAAACGCCGGGGATATATTCAGGAAGCAATGACGCTTTAATTTGCGTCACATCCCAGTCAATAATCGTCAGTTTTGGCTCGTCCGAATACGTTGACTCATAAGCGAAATACACCACGCCAGTACCATCATTTTCGGTCCCGCCTTTCAGCGCCGTATCCATCACTGCGAAAATCATGTCGCAGTACGGCGGCATCTCAATCGGCTGACCGTCCACCAGCAGCTTATCGACATCGAGTAACGCGTCTTTGGACCAGTCCACGAACTCTGCAAGATATTCCTGCTGCCAGACGCGCGGATCGGATTTCTTTTCCGTTTCCTCCAGTTCTTCTTTCGGAATAAACGGATTCGATGAAGTTGGCGCATGGTGCATGATAAATCCCAGGGATTCATCGTGGCATATCGCGTAGAAAAAATTGCTCTCGTCGATACCGTTTGGTGTGGAAAAAACCCACGCACAGCCACGGTAATCGACAAGCGTCGGGCGTATAGCGCGGGGCCAGATTTCCTCGAGCATTTCCGGCGATTTAGTGAATGCAGCCTCATCAATCAGCACAGCGTGATATTTACGCCCACGCCCGGCCAGTTTGTTATTGTCCGTTACCCAAAAGTCGATGCGCCCCCCATTACGGAGAATGATGCGCTTTTCATTTTTTGACTGGCTGAGGATCAGCGGTTGCAGAACGGCGCTAATTTCATCCCAGATTTCCTGGTACTGGCGGTATTGTGCGGTAAAAATCCCCACCCTACCCGCGATAAGTTGCCCGGTGGTAGGAACGGCAAATTTCCGCGTAGCGAAACTGGTAGCGATGTTCACCAGCATCACCGTTTTACCCCAGCGACGACCACAGCATACCGCGTGGAAGCGTTCCTCTATTGCCGCCGTCCATGCAGCTATTTGCCCCTCATGAGGTTTTGGGAGGTAGATTTCAATCGACATTATCCACTCCCGGCATCGGCAGAGAGTTGTGGATAATTATTTCGTTATTCTCACCACCCACGCCTTTTTTGAGGTTTTCAATCTCAGTGCGCAGCTTTTCGTTACGAAGCCTCAGTCCTTCAAGCTCCAGATCATTGCGACTGTCAGTTGCACCACCAGCAGAACTTCCTTTCGTCGCCATTATCAGCTTGATAAGTTCGCGCCGGGCGGCAGCCTTATCCTCCAGCAGGATCTCAACACCAAATTTCCCGAGCCTTACCCCTGCATATAATTGCCGCGCATCCCCATCAAGCAGAGTGGTATCAGCCATATAAAGCTGTCCCGTTCCCTCACCGCAGCACTTCGGACAATCCGGATTGGGTATGGCATTATCAACAAAGCCGAGGCCTCCATATTCTGGCTCGGGTTTGCCATCTCTGGAGGCCTGTGCCGCTGCCTTATCGAATTCTGCAATATCACGCCACTGGTAGAGGTGATTCTCGCCCCAGCAATAACGGCAGTTAACACGGCGAAATTGGGCAAGCTGATTGGGGTCGGCCTGGACAATGGTCATCAACTGACTCACCAGTAAATCCAGGTCTGCGGTATAGCGTTTCTGGTACTGATTGCGAAAGTAACTGATGGCACGAAAAACCTTATCATTTCTTATCAGGCGACTGGCATTTGCGTACAGCCCCTGACCTAAATCTGAATATCCTGCGTCACGGTAAGCTGTGGCCAGTTTTTTCCCCTGAGCAACCAGCATCGCAAACTTAGCCTGCTGGTCAGAAATGCCGAATTCAGCAGGACAGAACGAAAATTCCTCTGTGTCGCCCTCATTCAGGCACGCATCGGATACTGGCTTTTTTTTCTGAGATTTTCCGTTCCGCTTTTGGGCAGTCAGCGCAGATTTTTTCTGCGAACTTTTTTGCGCAGTTTTGCGCACTTCTAGTTCCAGAGCACGACGAACCACAGCAACCAGTTCTCGTTTAACGCCATCAAGATTATTTTCACTACGATGACTAAATTTTTCTGACATAATTAATCCACATATTAGATTTTCTCAATAAATAAAAATCTCCTTACACAGGGAAAATAAACACCATCAAAAAACAACTGACACTCATGACTCTCTATCTAATTCCATAGCCCAAATGTGATTTGGACTTGAAGATGTTTTTGCGCACAAATTAACTTTCGTATCTGAGAGGATGGCCGCCATTGCAGTTTTTCTGATTTCTCCACTTAAGAAATTATCCGGATAATCCCGTCCACCCGGAATATACCAAACACCTCCAGTATTACTTACCACATAGATCCCACGAGTATTTGTGTTTACATCAGCAATATATTTCTTCAGTTGCACTCCTGCCACAATATCTGCAGTGGTTTGATTACAAATATTCCTGAAGTGTTCACTTACACCAGCATATACCTGACCAGACAGAATGCCAGTCATCAAAACAAAAGCACCAATTATTTTCTTAGAGCTCATCTCTTTCTCCATGCACACCAATAAAATCATCTTCGCTCATGAAAAACGTTAACGCCAGCCTGCGTTTTAAGAGTTTTTTAAAATTCATCAAATCATTTTTCGATAGCACATTTGTCGCTGAAATGCACACCCCTCCTTTGAATTCTTTATTATTCGGCACACACTGTTCAGGAGCAAATGTACTCCATGGCATTTCTCTCCAGGCTGGGAAATTGCTCGAAAACCCTGCAAGTTGATAGCCATCTTCATTAGGTGCAACCGTTAACCCTCGAAATAAATCTCCTCGATAATCCCTGTTTCGCTGCATTCCCCCTTCTATCGCACCAAAAGATACTCTATACCAGCCTATAATTTGTGATAAGGGAATCCCTCCTAATGCAGCAAATTCGTTTTCACTGGGATATGGACTATACCGTCCTAACACACCATTCACATCAAATAAATTGGGTGCTGGTGCAACTACATATATGTAATATTCATTATAACTGCCAAGTATATTCTGCCCTATTAAATGAGCCTGTCTCAACGTTGTCGTGGTAGATACATACCCATCATTATATCTGGTGTTCCCCGTTACTGTTCCGCGAGCATGCTCATACAGATTGATGTTAATTGGAGTTCCGCGCTCATAAGCCTCCTGCTGCCCTCTTGGTAAAAGCCCTCCCGCACGTCTTATTTCATCAGGTGTTCTGGAGTCTGCTCTAAAGAAATCGTTTGCTGAAACAGAAAATGATATAAAAACAAAAAACAACAATACATGCTTAATCATTTTAATTTTTCACAACACCCTATCCATTTTAAAAAACATTATTAAAACTTATAACATAGGTGATTTTTTATAATCTATCTAAATCCAGCTATACAATGACGCGTTGTTTCAGCCAACCGTAGACAAATGACTGGTTGGCTTCTCGCTTCTCTGCCAGCTCCAGATAGAGTTCGCCCTGGGTACAGTTCAGCGCGGTCAGCATCACCAATTCGCCATCTCTACCACGTTTTGACAGATAGGCGCGTAACGCATTAATGGTACGTGGGCCGATACGCCCGTCTGTGTCCATATCCGGGTACAACTTACCTTGCTGATTGAATACGTTCAGCCAGCGTTGCAGCATTTTGGTTGCAACTGACGGCCCCATGTTCACGCCCGTGTCGCACAACTCTGCAGCAATATCCGGCGACAGAGTTGCCACCTGGTCAAAACGTGGTCCGAACCAGTAATCCGCCTCGAGTATTTCCAGCGCCTGCCCGCGCGTCAGGTCACGCATATAGCCCTGATATCCGTGCGCGCGGGCGATTTTTTCAGTAATGCCCCATTTGGTCGGACCGCCTTTATCATCCGGGTGATTGACGTAACCGCCCTCTTTTCCCAGAACTTCGTCAAAAATTTCATCTTTCGACTTCATATCACCGCCTTCGTAATACAAGGATTTTTGAAACGTTACCGCGTGCGCGTATTACCAGCACGCAGAACAGCAGGTTAAAAAACACCACCAGCCAGTTACCGGGAATAATGGTGCCGCAGAGAAAGGCAAGCGGCGGAAGCGCATATACCGTCATCAGCAGCCAAGCCAGCCATGACATCAGCGGCTTATGTCTGGAGTCACGACGACGATAAAAAAAGAGCGTCAGCACTATAACCGTGCATGACGCCACATTCAGCAATCCGGGAAGGTTACTTAACATTGCCGCCTCCTCCGCCCCTCAGGCGGGAGAACAGGCCGGACATCAAAGATGCAATATCCTGCTGGTGGATAAACGACAGAATTTTCACCGACACCACTGACACCAGCACCGCACACAGCGCATCTGCCGATGTGCCGTCATAACCTGTTTTTGCCGCTATCCAGGCAGACAGCACACGCGCTCCCAGCACGCCGACAATGAACGACACCAGAAAATGCGCCGCCACCCGCCAGGCTGAAAGCGCCTGCGGCATCGTTGCCACAAATAACGCCCCGGCGAACGCACCAAACACAATCCCGAAATCCGTTCCGGTAAACAGCCCGAATACCGTCGCCCCGCCGAGCGCCGCTGCCGTACCGGAACCGGATAAGGGTTCAGACATAAATACCTCTCAAAATCAGCGTGATGGGAGTTTATACCAAGTTATAAAATTATGTGATTAAGTATCTTTTTGTGGTCCCATACAATAATCAGATGAACTACATGTGCTTAAAGAAATTAGTTCGTTAGTAGAGAAGGCCTTTTTAAACTCGGAATCACTCCACACATTCTCCTTATAATAGACCCTTATACTTTCACCAGTAGCATAATAATACTTAGCCATTTCCATCATGGCATCGAAACCTTGTTTATGAGATCCAAAGACATCCACCTTACACATATTGTGAATGGGAAGAGTCACATTATCACGCTTTATACCAATACAAAAAAACTGACTTTCCTTACCCCCGGATGTGTAAACTCCATATGATAAATTATTTATCTGAACATTACTAAAGTACTTATCATAATCACTCATCACTGCATGACTTGTACCAGATAACAATGAAAGAGCAATTAAGGAATATTTTATTTTCCGCTTCATAAAACCTCTTATATACGCTAATAAGTTAATCAACAAATCAAATAATAAACACATCATTTCAATAGCATCATTTTATTATTTCTTTTAACACACCTCTTGCATCATAAAATTCGGGTTCATAATAAGTGGCTCTTTTATTTAAACCATCTCTTCTGACTCCCTTCAGAGCAAAACAGGCACTGATCAAACTTCCAAATGCATTGATTCTTTCTCTAACTGACACAGTTGGTACAACTAATTGAGGTATAACACCTGGATTTACAAATGTGGATCCAGGAACATACCTGGCATTGGTGGTTCCGGGTCCATCAGATACTTGACTGTTGAATCTGTCATAAGTCAACTCCACAGCCTCAACAATATTCTCACTAGGGATATGTTCAACTGCGACAATTTCGTTCTGCTCTCGCATCATTATCCGCTCAAATCCAGAAAAGGTTACACCGCGCTGGGTTAGATAATTGACTGACGGTTGAATAGGATAAAAAATATTATTTGCCCTGATACGGTAACGATATAATCTACCATGAAATCCAGAACTTGAATAATATTGCCTGGCTATGTTATATGTTTCAATTAAACTGGTTGTGGTCGCAATAAATGCACTATCCCTACTTCCTGCCGCACATGAGTCTCCTCTTAAATGTTGCTGTAAATTCCTGTTAAAACCATGAGATCTAAATCCATCACGAAATATTTCCTCTGGCGGGCGAGAATCCACTCTATAAACAAAATCCGTAGCATTCGCATACCATGAGAAAGAAATGAGAAACAATATAAATATTTTCAACACAATATTTCACCTCTTACTTAAAAATAATAGCAACGCCTCCATCAAAATAAATCTAAGAAATGATTAAAAGTCAATCAGAGAGTTGCTGTCCTCCATGGTTAGCTGACATCTATTTACTCATTTAATTAACCAGAAACATACCACCATCACATCCCGCGCTAATTAAATAAGAAACACCATGTATTCAACAAAATATTAAAATTAATACAATCTTTATTTAACAGGAACAGTCAGAATGTGAAAATATAATCAGAAGTGTATACTACGGACGTATGAATAAAACAAAACCCGCTCGAAGGCGGGTTCTATTAAAGTTCCTGCGCAGACTCACCTCGCGATACAGCTTTGCGAAGCGTAGCGAAATTGAAGCAGTTTGTGCGTAAAAAATCAAGCTATTTTTTGAGCAAGTGATTCTCGCATGGGAATGTATAGCGCATACTCAGCAACAGCCAACCAATTAGCAATTCGCTTTTCACATGTGCTAAAACACCACTCTGGGTGTGCATCATTCAGCAATTCAGCCATTTTGCGCTTAGTCATCCCCCGTCCTTCATACCGCTGCTGGAGGATACAAATCAACCCCGGATGATCTGCCAGCACTTCACTAATCACCCGATCAATGCATAGCGCCTCGGCATCAGTACAATGCACCAGCCAGCTCTTTTGCTTGCCATTGATAATTTCTCGCAAAAATGATTCCAGTTCAGGTTTCTCTATTCCCGCTTTTTTCATTCTAAACAGGGCTTCATTGATGGCTGTTTTCGTCAACTTTTTTGACGCCAGCAACTGATTGAACATATTCCCTGATCTACCGCCGCCAATATACGACCAGCGCCCCCACATACGTAGTTTTCCCTGAATCCAGACACTTTCCAGAGTGGCGAGACGGAAATGTTCCCCGTTTTTTCCGATATTTGTTGGGTAAATCATAAATATCCCTCATTTCTCCAGATTTGTTGCGTGCGAAAAACGCCCTCCGCGTGCATCAGGCGCAATTCATCTTTGGTGTAATCGCTGGTTTTTATCCGCCCATCGATTAAATCGTGGCACGAGCTACAAGCAATCGCTGCCTGCATATCGTGTGGCTTTATCGCTGTTCCGCACGTTCCCGCCAGTCGGTAATGCGCCAGCACAGACGTTTCCGGATCGTGATTGCAGTAGCCAGGAATTCTGACGGTGCACATCTGCCCCCGCGCCGCTTTACGTAAGTCCACCATTACGCAAACTCCAGCAGCTGCGCGGCCACATTTTCGACTTCCTCCGGAGAGGAAAATTTACGGAACAGAATCCAGTTCCACAGCACATTCAGTACAGAGTTATAAACCTGCTGAAACTCGGTTTTGTCCATATTCGCAAACGAGATGGATTTCGCCCGACGCCCACGACTACCATCAGGATAAAAATGCTCGGTGTAAAATCCGGCCTGAATGGTTACCCACTCGCGGAAAGCGTCAAATGACTTGAGTAATGCCACATCCCGGGTTCTGCGAGTCGCAACGGTGTTAAGGTATTGCTCTGCGGCATCACTCAGGGCTGGCGTATGTTCCCTGCCGACTGAGTCACACAGATAATCAACGAAACCGGACACCAGTTTTCGTTCGCGGGACGTGATCGCCCCACCGACCGGAGTCCAGTAATCAAATCCGAGTTGCAGGAGTTTGAAAAAACGCTTGTGAAATGCGTAGTTACGAACGCGCTTAAAATCAGCGTGTATCCACTCACCTATCTTTATTTGATGCAGGAAATCACAACTCTCCGGTGTCGCCGGGAGAAGTAATCCAGAAGATGTTTGTTTGACCAGTTGTATATGCGCCATTGCATTCTCCAATGGCGCTGTAGGTTGCCAGTTGTTCAGGCTGGCTTATAGATTATAACTCAATCCCGTATGACCTTAAAACCAATCCTTTCAATGTATTCGATAAAAGCTTCAACAGATAAAATTATATGATCTTCCGGGATTACAGTTGTGTAAATTATTTCTCCATTTTCGATACGCACCGCATAGAGTCCATTTTCACTCAAAGCTTCACGCAATTTATCAAAACTCTTCATTAGAATCCTTCCAGGTAAATAGCGTTCCCCTTTACGGGGGCCATCCATCTTCTCCCTGCGCGCAAATCAAGCCCAAAGGATTCTAATTAATATTTCACATGAGGCAATAACCAAGAAAACACAACAATATATAAAACATATAAATTAAGAATACAAGGTAAACTGCGCGTGATATAAAAAACAACAATGAGAACATTATGACATTGTACATTCTGTTTAATAATATTTATTAATTAAAAACAAAATATCGAGAGGGGCAAAATCGGGTGCATTGAGGATGCCTGACACATCAGAGGTGACGGGGATTTCTCCCATAAGCGCTAACTTAAGGGTTGTGGTATTACGCCTGATATGATTTAACGTGCCGATGAATTACTCTCACGATAACTGGTCAGCAATTCTGGCCCATATTGGTAAGCCCGAAGAACTGGATACTTCGGCACGTAATGCCGGGGCTCTAACCCGCCGCCGCGAAATTCGTGATGCTGCAACTCTGCTACGTCTGGGGCTGGCTTACGGCCCCGGGGGGATGTCATTACGTGAAGTCACTGCATGGGCTCAGCTCCATGACGTTGCAACATTATCTGACGTGGCTCTCCTGAAGCGGCTGCGGAATGCCGCCGACTGGTTTGGCATACTTGCCGCACAAACACTTGCTGTACGCGCCGCAGTTACGGGTTGTACAAGCGGAAAGAGATTGCGTCTTGTCGATGGAACAGCAATCAGTGCGCCCGGGGGCGGCAGCGCTGAATGGCGACTACATATGGGATATGATCCTCATACCTGTCAGTTCACTGATTTTGAGCTAACCGACAGCAGAGACGCTGAACGGCTGGACCGATTTGCGCAAACGGCAGACGAGATACGCATTGCTGACCGGGGATTCGGTTCGCGTCCCGAATGTATCCGCTCACTTGCTTTTGGAGAAGCTGATTATATCGTCCGGGTTCACTGGCGAGGATTGCGCTGGTTAACTGCAGAAGGAATGCGCTTTGACATGATGGGTTTTCTGCGCGGGCTGGATTGCGGTAAGAACGGTGAAACCACTGTAATGATAGGCAATTCAGGTAATAAAAAAGCCGGAGCTCCCTTTCCGGCACGTCTCATTGCCGTATCACTTCCTCCCGAAAAAGCATTAATCAGTAAAACCCGACTGCTCAGCGAGAATCGTCGAAAAGGACGAGTAGTTCAGGCGGAAGCGCTGGAAGCAGTGGGCCATGTGCTATTGCTAACATCATTACCGGAAGATGAATATTCAGCAGAGCAAGTGGCTGATTGTTACCGTCTGCGATGGCAAATTGAACTGGCTTTTAAGCGGCTCAAAAGTTTGCTGCACCTGGATGCTTTGCGTGCAAAGGAACCTGAACTCGCGAAAGCGTGGATATTTGCTAATCTACTCGCCGCATTTTTAATTGACGACATAATCCAGCCATCGCTGGATTTCCCCCCCAGAAGTGCCGGATCCGAAAAGAAGAACTAACTCGTTGTGGAGAATAACAAAAATGGTCATCTGGAGCTTACAGGTGGCCATTCGTGGGACAGTATCCCTGACAGCCTACAAAACGCAATTGAAGAACGCGAGGCATCGTCTTAACGAGGCACCGAGGCGTCGCATTCTTCAGATGGTTCAACCCTTAAGTTAGCGCTTATGGGATTTCTCCCCGCCGGGTCTCTTACTCCTCAGGTTCGTAAACTGTGAAGACAGCGATCTCCGTCTGACCGGTTCGGATTCGCACCTCGCAGAGGTCTTTCCACGTTACCAGTACCGTCACTATGACGGTTAAACAGATGACGATTAGAGCGAGTAACATCGCCTTTTGCTGCTTCATAGCCCACTTCTCCTTGCCTTTCGGCACGTAAGAGGTAACCTATAGGTGCAAGTCATAGATATATCCTCAGATTAATGTTAAGCGTCTTGCAGGACGCGTAATGTTAACTGGGACTTTTCTCTATCGGCCTTTGGTGGCATGCCCGAGGCAGATAGCCTCAAGCACCCGTAGTCATTCGACCCGTTTTAGATTTCTCAGCCAACTTTATGCTCACAACATATACAAATTTCCCGGTTAAAGCTCATCATGTTAGATAGTTTTTGCGTACGCACTATTTTTTTGTGTAAACTGCGCAAAGAAGTTTAGCACCCTAAATTGTTAAGGAAAAATTAAGGAAGTGTTAATGCTTGAGCAAACAGTAAAAAACATCAATTCACGCTTTGGCTGGCGCAACACCCGTAAGCTTCTTGGTTCATCACTGGGTGTAACGGCCCAAGGATTACCCCTTTTTATTGAACGTGTAAATAGTGTAGTTCAGCATAATCCCGACCTAAAAGATAGAATCGACGATTTCTGGAAAGGTTTAATTTTTAGCGGGAATCGATTACTTTCTATTTATAGAATCACCGATGAAGACGTAGCAAAATTACAAACAATTTTCACAAATCAGAAAAAGGACAATAGCCCCTTCTCAGAAAAATACCCAACTCCTTTATCCAGAGAGGAGCTGTTAGTTGCTGATACTGAGCTGCATTTTGCTGAACTACGTCAAGATATCATTCGTGATAAACAAATTGACACTGCTGTTTTTTTATCCAAAGCGTATTACACTGAAGTGATAGAGCTTGACCCAACACATCTTAGCGATGCGGGTATGGAATTACGTGCTAATGGTGGAGAAATAAAATGCAAAACACGCCAAGTCACGCAATGCTTTAATACCATCATGCTAATGCCTGCAGAAAAAATATTAATTCTTACGATTGATTTATCTATCCTTCCAAGAAGTGAATCACAGCCTCAACAATACCTTGTGGCTAAATTTATAAAAAAAGAAGCTGGCGTTATTTTAAACAATCCCCTTGAGTTATTTGGTTCAATACAAGATCTTTACGAAAAAGTAGATGGCAGAATTTCTCATGTATCTTTTATCACCTCAGATGGCAATACAAGTTCTTTAAAACTCAAACCAAGTCAAAAGTGTTTGCGTCAAGATGTTTACCATCATAGTGGAGAGTCCGCAAGCCCAATATTGACAAAGTTTAAGTTGGGAAAAATTTGGGATTTACCACAAAGTTCTTCACATATTTTATCAGTAGAGTTAATATTACCAGGGAAAAGGACAATGCTTGATAATCCTAGAATTAGGTTGCATGAAGCAATTGCGAAGAACTGTAACAACATTGATTCGATTATATTTATTGTTGAAAAAATATTGGATTCTGTTAAGTCCTGTGAAGAGAAAAGAAGAGCGAGATCATCAGGCCATAAATGAAAAAGAGTATATATCACGACATTATCACGCAAATAGAGCAGGATTTTAATGATCCTGTTCGCAGTGTGTGTCGTGATCTTTTTCTTTTTCTGGTTAGTAAAGATGCTAAAAATATCAATCACTTTACATACAAAACCCTTATCAATGGTTTGACCTATCTAACTGATACGAAAGATGACTATATCCTGCTAATAAAAGCAACTGATTATTTATCTAGCTATAAAGCACACCTATTGGATATGCATTTTCAATACATGGATAATTTAACGGAAGAACCAATACCAGTTGAAGATGATCTTATTTCCTATGCTTTAGACACAGGAAGTTTTTACCATCCAGAAACTGGCGAATTGGTTGATAATTTTAGCCAGTATCTTTATCCATACTTTACTCCTTCGAGTCTTTTGGAGAGTCTGCATGAGTGATGTAAACATCTGTACTGCAGACCTTCAATCATTAATTAGAATGGATCCTGAATTTAGGGGAATGGTTCAAAGAAAATTAGCTGCAGACAAAAATATTTTTGTAAAGCAACTCTATGAAGATTTAGACGACGCTATTCAGAATTTAGAAAATGACAAACACTTCTATCAAGATGCTAAGTGGGGAGAGGACGAGCTAACAGCGTCGATCAAAAATTTCCTGAAAGGTAGGTTTTATGATGTTGAACATGATACTCAACATGGCGGTCACGTTGATTTATTAGTTAAACATCAATTCGGAAAATTCGAATGGATCGGTGAAGCAAAATTATGGAGAGGCCCAAAATCTATTCATAATGGCTGGATTCAGCTAACCGAACGTTACGGCACGGGTACGTCACGTGACGATCATGGAGGAATTCTAATTTATATAAAGTCTGACAAATCAGCAGTAAAATTCAATGAATGGAAAGAATTTTTCTCTACGACCGTTTCGGACGCAGAAATTGAAGCGGAAGGCTCTCCCCTCCGCTTTAAGAGTATCACAAAGCATCCAGCAACAGCACTTCCATATCATGTAAGACACATGGGAGTATCCTTATACCATTACACTGGTAAAAAACCCGCTGACTCTTAACTGGTAATTGCTATATATCCAGTCAAAAAACCTAAGGCTTTTTGCAATCTTTTACGAATTGTTCCATCTGAACATCCTTGTTGTTTTGCAATAGCACGAAGAGATAAACCAATCACGAAATGAGCAACAATTAACTCATATTCTTGTTGCTTATATCTTTCTAACCTAAGGATACTAATGTCAATAACTCGCCCTTCATCATTGCTGCACTGACGACGTGATTTTTTACCATGAGGAACAACATTTTTATATTTATCAGCTATTTCCTGCCAATCAATAGAACTATTTCCAGCTACAGCCCAGGCTCCCCAACTGTCCAAAGTATCATATATATTAGCATTGCTATCTACCTGTTTTTTATATTCTTCTTTGAAGCGCGCAAGAAGCATTCTAGCCATCGTTATTATTTCTATACTTGTAACTGATTCATAAGCATCAGGAGAAATAATTCTCCCATCACTTAATGCCCTATCACTAAGATTTGCTATTTCCAATAATCGTTCTTTAGTTATTTCCATTATTATCTCCCCCGCCCTTTCGGGCGGCCTCCTGCTGTTCTGAGGGTGCAGAAATCCCTCAGGTTAAGGACTCTATTTTATTCACAGTGCTGAATTTAATTATTCAGATTTGGATTATGCTTTCTCTTTCACTTCACGAAGTTCCGATTATTAATTTGGCTCAAAACAGCACCTCCTGAAAGTTTCCCCGATAAAACGCCAGTACACGCTGCATAACTTCGCTTTTCCGGCACTCACGGCAAATTATGTTCTGACGCCTATCGTAGCGGCGTATTTCTCCGTCTGGTAATGACCTGATAAGGTCCGGATCAACCACAGCCGTTTTCTTCACCTTTGCCCTTGAGAGTTTTTTGCGGGCGTTTTGCCAGTCCTTACGAGCCTGTTCTGACGGGAATAACCCGTAGCCAGAGTTGTATACTTCACCACTCGAAACCAGCTCTTTGGCGAGAATACTTATCAGATATCTGGTTGCCCCCATTTTAGCTTCCAGTTGTCGTAACGTCTCGCGCCCGCTCTGGCGTACGAGATCAACAATCTGCCCTTTAATTTTTTCTCGCTCTTCCTGTGTAAATACTTTTGCCATAAGCCCTCCCCAGGAATCACTTTTCCGACACAATACGACTGGAGGAATCGACAATCTGTCGGACAATATCCCGGTGCTTGTTCAGCTCCCGCAGCGCGGCGCAAACTCGCTCCCACTTCTGGGCATGACTTTTCGCCCGGCGCAGTTCGCGGTTTGCCATATGCAGCGATGGTAAAATCAGGCCATTCGCTCGCATTCCGGTGAACGATGGTAGCGACTGCACAATGTCCGCCATAGTTTCTGTTTTAATATCTTCCTGTGTTGCCGCTTCCTGTACTGGTAACGCAACACCGGCTGGCTGAGGAAAGGCTTTACCAGGTGTTTTCGCTACCGATACAACTTTCGGCTCTGCTGGTAAATTACCGTCCGGCAGGCAGTAACGAAATTTACCGTTCTGATTTACGCGAATCAGGCGTCCTTTGCTGATTGCCATAGCCAGCGTTGAAGCCACTTTGCGTGATGTGGTACCGAACAATGTAGCCAGTTCATCCGCCGTTTGTGGGCCACGTTGTTCAATCGTCGCAGTTAAATCGCTCTCCGAAATTTTCGCGACTGTTGCCGTGGTGGTTTCTTCCGGCTGTTCTGTCGGTGCGGTCTGTTCCTGCTGAACGTTGTTATCAGCCACACGCCAGGTGTATACGCTTTTATCAACGAAGCCAGCCTTTTTCAGTTCCCACAGCTCGTTCAGCACTTCTTCACGACTGATATCAAGTCGCGTAGCCAGTTCTACCGACGTGGCTTTTCCCATCGCTTTCAGTGCGTCAAAAACAGTCTCCATTAAAATTTCCTCCCGGTAAAAATCACTTCGCAATTCCTGGCTGGACGACATTCGGACGCCAGCTCTCCCAGTTAAAATTCACCCATCGCCCGCCGTTCATGGTCATGCGATCCATAATCCTCTCGCCGAGCAATGTTTTCATGGCCTCATAGTTCAGGTTTGTCAGCATCCCCACGCTGCGCATCGACGCTGTCCGGCGATCAACAATCTGGTGCAGCACCACCTGCTCGTTTTTTGTCTCGCGCTGAATGCCAATTTCATCAAGAACCAGCAGCCCCACTTCGCACAGTTCCCGCAAAAATTTTTCACCTGATTGCCCGTCGTCATAGCTGGCGTGTAGAGCACTCATGACATCAGCCACGGTAACCACAATCACTGTCTGGCCATCTTTCAGCAGGCGATTCCCGATAGCCGCCGCCAGATGGTTTTTTCCGGTACCAGGTTTTCCGCTGAACGCAAAATTTGTACACCCGGTCATCAGTTCATCAGCGATAGATTGCGCCTGGCTCAACGCGTATCGCTGACCGTCGTTCTGCACCTGGTAATTCGCAAACGAGCATGTACGGTGCAACGGCTGGATGCCTGAGCGATTCAGAATTTTTTCCACCCGCAACTGGCGATTCAGGCGGTTGATCTCCTCGCTACGTTTCTGGCCTTCAGCAAGTTGCCACTCTCGCCACTCTGCTACCGTTCTGAATGGGGCGGTTACATGTGGCGGGACCAGTCTGCGGATACGTTCAAGAACGCCGCCTGTCGCAATATTTTTCATGGTCAGTTACCCCCTGAAGCCTGGCGGGATCGCACTATCCGGTAACGAGACGGTGTTAACCTGTCGGAGTAACGTCTCAGGTCGAACACCTTTCGGCGCGAACAAGCCCTGGTATTCATTGGCGATGCTGTGTCGAATCACCTGCTCAGGTGAAAAACCCTGCTGGCGGAATTTTTCCAGCTCCCGTATCGCCCCGTTAGCGCCCTGCTCCGTTCGAATCGGTTTTCGCAATGCCCGCCTGAACTGGACCCACTCATGCCAGAGTGTTTCCGGCAACCAATCGGGCAGAGCAACTGACAACGGGTCGAATTTTTTCTGGCGAACCGCCCCACCGATAACCAGAATTCCCTGCTCGGTGTGCCTTGCGATATCACTGCGCCGCAAGACACATATCCCGGTTTCAACAGCACCGATTTTGAGCAGTGATTTTTGTCGTGGAGAATTTCGGTCAAGTTCGATCCCACACCGGACACCGTTCCTGTCAGTCACGACGATATCAATCCGCTCTCCGCAGCCGTCTCCACGCTCTGGTACCGGATACTCACGACAGACATCCAGGCCAGCAGCCTGCAACGCCGCCACCGCAGAATTACAAAATTCTGCTGCAGTACCGCCAGACAATCTCCCCTCAAGCACTCCAGCCACAAAATCCCGAAACTCCCTTCCGGAAGGGAAGGGTTTGGGATGGGTTAGATCAGTATTTATATCTTCCTCTTCCTCTGGTAACGCTTTTTGATCCGTTTGTGTAACGCTGCCAGCGTTACCTTTTCGTTTCAGTTCGCGTATTTTTGTTACTCGCTCGTTTGTAACCGCCCGTTTTTTAGAGCTTTTCCCGTTATGGCGCTCAAAGTTAGGAAGCGACAACACACCATTAGTTTCGACCAACCATCCAACCTGAATTAACGCATCAGCAAAACCAGCCATAAAAGTGATGCGATCTATTGCGCTTTTTGTAACGCCGCGAGCGTTACACTCCGCGTTACCGTCTATCATTTGTTGATCCGCCCATACCCAGAAGCGAATGACTTTCCCTAATGCGGCATCTGGATCAATATTCAGAATCTCAGCAAGCCTGAATATTTCCGGCTTATCCGGCGTAATCACTTCGAGCTTTATCCAGTTTGAAGCCATTTGTTTTCACCTTGTAACGCTCGCAGCGTTACATTTAACTGATACCGAACAAAACAGTCCGGCACGATTAATTTCAATCAATGCACTACGACAGAATCGCCGGGCGACCCACCGCCGCTGAAATGTGCTTTCCGGTAAACTGCCTGGACTGCATCATCATGCGCATCAATTGCCGTACTCAACGCTTCCTGCGCCGCCAGTAATGCACGGCGTTCCAGGGTATCGAAGATGCAGAGTCGGTGACGCAGCTCGCGCGGAAGAATTGCCAGAACCGCAGGGATCAGTTTCTGAATTTTTTCCCTTTGCGCTTTCGTTTCACCTTTCAACCAACGGTGATAGATATTCTGATGATTGTTCCAGTCCTTGCCTGGTACCAGGGGCAATTCGCCGCCCCCCTGGCGCAGATATTCTTCAGTAATTGCATTGGCTACCCATGCCTGCCCTTTTTCAGCGGCCAGGGCTAACAGCACTGATTCAATGTGCTCATGCCTGATTTTCATGAATCAACTCCTGTGCATTTTGTGTGTTAGCCTTACATCCAACAGGTAAACCATCGGTCGGATTCGGGTAGATATCAGGCCGGAGTTCATGAGGTGTAACCTCGAAATTCGTTACTTCAGCAACACGTAATGCTTTTTCAGGGCTGAATCTTTCATAGCCCCCCAGCACTCGACTTACATGCACCTGAGATAAACCCGTTAGCTTCCCAAACTGTAGCTGGGTGATATTTTTCTCTTTTAAATAGTCTCTTAAGTTCATAGCCAACCTTCTACGTTATGCCTCGAGTAAATATTAGTCCCACTAATTTTAAAGATCAATAGTCAGACTATCTTTGATAATATTGGTAAAACAAATAAACTCTATGTATGAAAAAAACACGTGACGTGATTGCAACTCCAGAAGCGAGCAAGAATTTAAAAGCCGCATGGAATGCAAGAAAAAAAGAGCTGAAGCTGACTCAAGAGCTGGCGGCTGAGTTGTTGGGATTCGAATCTCAAGGCACCGTTAGTCAGTATCTGAACGGCAAGATACCGGTAAATACCGACGCTGCGCTAAAATTTGCGGCTCTGTTAAAGGTAAAACCAGAGGACATTCGAGAAGACCTTAAAGACTTAATGAATTATGTAAGATCATCAGATACTTATGATGATAGCTTTTCAGGCAAAGGATGGAGGCTGGTCAATGAAGAACAGGCAGAGTTACTTAACCTCTTCGAGATTCTACCTGCGTCAGAAAAAGCCAAACTCCTTAACCAGCTACGTGGACTAAACAAGCTCTACGAGGAAGCCTTCGAGAACATGCTGGCACTAAAGAAACGCAACCAGTAGCCACCGCTCACTACCCCATCCACAACAAAAAAAACCGACGTCTTAGTCGGTTTTTTTGTGCCATAACTTCTGCAAATCAGCTGTATAACTAATATTTTTCCCTTGAAAAAACATTTACTTAGTTACCAAATCAAAAACATCATACGTCACACTATTGACTTGAAATATCCGTATTACTAATATTTCTATCAAGAACAGCACGGCGCTGTAGGTTTTAGTTCCGCCACCCGGCGTTAAGGGGAGAGATAAGATGACATTTACTCAGAGTGTTGACCCGCCAGAAACGAATAATGCTGTATTTTGCCTGGCGTATGAATTGTCTGTGCAAGCATCAACAATGGCAAAGGAGAGAGAGCTAACTCCAAGGCAGGCACGTCTCGCACTGGAACTCGCCAGCCGGGTATCAGTAGCAAAAAAAATCGCACCAGCCGTAATGGCACGAAACCTGGCTAATGCAATTACAGATGTCAGGTCACTACAACCATACAATTATCATGTCGAAGAGGCATTAGAAAAATTAATCGCTGCTGCGGACGCCATCATTGATGAACTGTAATAATTGATATGCGGGAGAATTTCTATTCCTGAGAGACGCATTTTTCACGCCCGGACAACGCCCGGCAATTGCCAGATTCAGTTTTTCACGCTGCTCTGGCGTAAGAAGTTTAACAAGTTCTTCAAGAACAAGCGTGGTAGCCTCTAATCTGGCGGAAAGATAATCAATATTTTTGTGTTGAGATTGAATAGGCATAAGCAATTCCTTACTGGTTGTGTGAGAACTCCAGTATACCACCGAGCCTGAAGTGGTAAAAAGACAGGCATACAACACGAAGGCGCATTTCCGGTATCCATAAAGAGTCGGTCTTGTCTGTGAAATTTAAATGGTGGGAGTGCGCCTCCGGTTGTGAATAACAACACTGCTGTGTGTAGTCTTGGCGGCATCAGTTTTTTCTTGAAGTACGACTGATGTCTGCCCTTTTTAAAGTGAATTTTGTGATGCGGTGAATGCGGCTAAGCGCACGCGGCACAGTTAAAAGCATCAGTGTTATGGGTGGATTATCCGGCGTTAATTGTTAACCGGTTAACGTCACCTGGAGGCACCAGGCACCGCATCGACAAAATTCATTTGTAAAAATGGAGATAATTATGATTGCTCATCACTTCGGAACTGATGAAATACCACGTCAGTGTGTGACCCCTGGCGATTATGTTCTTCACGAAGGTCGGACATATATCGCCTCGGCAAACAATATTAAAAAGCGAAAACTTTATATTCGGAGCCTGACTACAAAAACATGCATTTCTGACCGCATGATTAAAGTCTTCCTCGGTCGTGATGGTTTACCTGTAAAAGCAGAGTCATGGTGATAGATAAGAAAATAAAATGTGCTTACCACCTTTGCAAAAAAGACGTTGAAGAAAGCAAAGCTATTGAAAGAATGCTTCACTTCATGCACGGGACTTTATCAAAAGACGAACCGAGAAAATATTGCAGTGAAGCTTGTGCCGAAAAAGACCAGATGGCACACGAACTTTAATTAACTGACTATTCGAAACTGAATTTATGCCAGCAATGGCAGGGATTCACTCAATCTTAAAAAAGGAAACAGAAATGAGCATTATTGAATGTGAAATTGAACTTAATGTCATTAACGATTCTCTCGCCGAATTCAAATGTGGGAATACATTACATGGTTTTATTCAGATTTCCCAAAAAGAAAACGTTACGGTAATTATTGATGGCGGTTACGTTCTGGGAACATTTGATTGTTATGTGTGTGCTATTAAAGAAGTCGCATTACTCGCAGCTCGTATTGAAGAGGCTGACAAGAAATACGGCATCAGTTATCAACGACAGAAAGAACTCTCAGGCATCGCATCATCAGTTCATTTTTTTTATGCAATCTGAATATGAGTTGAGGTTAAAAAACAATGAGCACCGATAAACAAGTTTACCCACTGTATTACGAAGCAAAAAATGACAAAGTAAGAAAACGTCTCGGTATTAAAGGCGGTTTTTACTGGGCTGAAGCGAAAAAATTATCCATTGCCATCTCCCGTGGTGCTGTTGCGATTGACGATGCTGGATACGATGAAGATGACTTCAAAAAACCTGTTCGCGTCAATTTGCCTGTTGTTGATGACCTCCCGCCAGAAGGCGTATTTGATACGGAATTCTGCAACCGTTACGAAAAAGGCGGGGAAGATGGCATCACAATGGTATTTATCGCGCCCTCACCCTCTGCGCAGGACAAACCAGCCAGCACTGACAATACCAATGTTAATGGCGAAGACATGACGGAGATTGAGGAGAATATGCTACTCCCGATTTCTGGCCACGAGCTTCCCATTCGCTGGCTTGCTCAACACGGCAGCGAAAAACCGGTAACGCACGTTTCACGCGACGAACTCCAGGCATTACACATTGCACGGGCTGAGGAACTACCAGCTGTTACAGCCCTGGCTGTTTCCCACAAAACCAGCCTGCTCGATCCGCTGGAAATTCGCGATCTCCACAAACTGGTGCGTGATACTGACAGAGTTTTCCCTAATCCAGGCAATTCAAGCTTGGGGCTGATGACTGCTTTTTTCGAAGCATACCTGGACGCAGACTACACCGATCGCGGTCTGCTGACAAAAGAGTGGATGAAAGGAAATCGTGTTTCACGCATCACGCGCACAGCTTCCGGCGCTAATGCTGGCGGCGGGAATCTCACCGATCGCGGCGAAGGTTTCGTTCACGATCTGACGTCACTGGCGCGCGACGTAGCCACTGGCGTACTGGCTCGTTCAATGGACGTGGACATTTATAACCTTCATCCGGCACACGCTAAACGTGTCGAGGAAATTATCGCTGAAAATAAACCGCCCTTTTCTGTTTTTCGCGACAAATTCATCACCATGCCTGGCGGGCTGGATTATTCCCGCGCCATCGTGGTTGCGTCCGTAAAAGAAGCACCAATTGGGATCGAGGTTATCCCCGCACACGTCACTGAATATCTGAACAAAGTACTGACTGAAACTGATCATGCCAACCCTGATCCGGTAATCGTGGATATTGCCTGCGGTCGTTCCTCTGCCCCGATGCCGCAGCGTGTAACAGAAGAAGAAAAACAGGATGATGAAGAAAAACTGCAACCATCTTGCGCAATGGCAGATGAACAGGCAACGGCTGAAACAGTGGAACCGGATGCAACTGAACATCATCAGGACACGCAGCCGCTGGATGCTCAGTCACAGGTAAATTCTGTTGATGCGAAATATCAGAAACTGCGGGCAGAACTCCATGAAGCCCGGAAAAACATTCCGCCCAAAAATCCTGTCGATGCAGACAAATTACTGGCTGCCTCTCGCGGAGAATTTGTTGAAGGGATTAGCGACCCGAATGATCCGAAATGGGTTAAGGGGATCCAGACCCGCGATTCTGTGTACCAGAATCAGCCAGAAACGGAACAGAACGACCAGAAAGCGGAACAGAACAGCCCAAATACGCAACAAAACGAGCCAGAAACGAAACAGCCTGAGCCAGTAGTGCAACAACTGGAAACGGAGATAGTTTGCATCGCCTGCGGTCAGGCTGGCGGCGGCAACTGTCCTGACTGCGGCGCGGTGATGGGCGACGCAACGTATCAGAAAACCTTGAATGAAGAAAATCAGAATGAATATCAGGAAAAAGGTCTGGAGGAAATGGAAGGTGCTGAACATCCGCACAAGGAGAACGCTGGCAGCAATCCGCATTGCGATTGCAGTGATGAAGCTGGTGAAGCGACAGCACCTGTAGTAACTGAAATCATGTGGCCGTCATATTTCGAGCCTGGCCGCTATGAAAACCTCCCGAACGAGGTTTATCACTCCGCCAACGGCATAAGCAGCACAATGCTGAAGGATGCCCGCATCAGCCTGATGTATTACCACGGACGACACATTGCCGGAACTATTCCGGGCGAGGAAAGTGATGCATTGCTGCGTGGGCGGATTATTCACAGCTATGTTCTGGAAACGGATAAATTCGCTGATGAGTATGCCATTCCGGTACCGGTTCCTGAATATGTGGTTACTACTTCTAACGAACTGATCGCCATCATTAAAAAACACAATGCCAGTCTGCCAGCACCGATGACACCAGAGCAGATGAAAGAGTGGATCGAAAGCTACAACAGCACTCTTATACAGCCACTGTCGGTAAGTGCCGGGGCCGAAGAAACAGGCATCCTTTACGGTTCGCTTCCGGAGGAATTCCGGCGTATTCCTGAGGGGGAAAAACACACAGCATCAGCAATGAAAGCCTGTATTAAAGAATACAACGCAAACCTCCCTCCTCTGTTGAAAACCAGTGGATCACGGGAGCAACTTCTGGAGCAAATTGAAACTGTAGATCCAGAACTGGCAAAAAAAGAACGTGCTAAATCTTTGCCTTACAACATCAGTGGCACAAAAGAGCAATTAACCGAAATCGCACGGAAAATTCGCCCGGAACTGGTGACACTGGAAGACTGGCAAAAACGCCAGCAAGAAGAAAACGCCGGGAAAACGTTTATCAGTCCGGATATGTATGAACAGGCAAAAAATATTCACGCTGCACTGCAAAACAATACCGATGCAGCAAGGCTACTCAACCACCCGGATCGCAAATCTGAAATCAGCTATTTCGGGTTTGATGAAGAAACCGGGCTGGAAATCAGGGTCCGTCCTGATATCGAAATCCGGCTGCCATACGAAAGCATTTGCGCCGACGTGAAGTCAGTCAGCCTCGGTTATGTGCGACAGGAACGACTGAAAGATCGCCTGCACCGTGAAATTATTGAGCGTGATTATCACCTCAGCGCAGCAATGTATTGCGATGTGGCAAACCTGGACAAATTTTTCTGGATCTTCGTCAACAAAGATGCTGGCTATCACTGGGTGGCCATCGTGGAAGCCTCGCAGGAACTCCTGGAACTTGGTCGACAGGAATATCGCCGGACGCTACGACAGATAAATGAAGCTCTGGAGACAAACAACTGGCCAGCACCGATTACCGAAAGTTATACCGACGAATTAAACGACTTTGATCTTCGTCGTCTTGAAGCACTGAGCATCTGAGGAAGGACACAATGAACGAATTAACTCAACAAGAAAATATTAACTCTAATGTTGCGGTTTTCAGCCCTCAGTCCCTGGCTGCAATTCAGACATTTTCCCAGGTAATGGCTTCCGGCATGGCTACTGTACCGGAACACCTCCGGGGAAATCCATCAGACTGCATGGCCATCACCATGCAGGCGATGCAGTGGCAAATGAACCCTTACGCAGTAGCTCAGAAAACTTTCGTTGTGAATGGTGTGCTCGGATATGAAGCGCAACTGGTTAATGCCGTAATCAGTACTCGTGGGCCGCTAACCGGGCGTATTGAATATGACTGGTTCGGGCCGTGGGAAAAAATTATCGGGAAATTTGAAATCAGGAAGAACGACAAGGGGAAAGAATATCGTGTACCTGGCTGGAAGCTGGCCGATGAAAACGGGATCGGTGTTCGCGTCCAGGCAACACTACGCGGAGAGAGCAAGCCACGCGTACTGGAGTTACTTCTGGCGCAGGCCAGAACACGTAACTCAACGTTATGGGCCGATGATCCTCGCCAGCAGCTTGCCTATCTGGCTCTGAAACGCTGGGCGCGCCTTTATTGCCCTGAAGTGATTCTTGGAGTGTACACCCGGGACGAACTGGACGAACCACAGGAAAAAATCATTAATCCGGTTCAGGAACATAAAAACACATCCGCCTGCCGTGCGGAACGTGAAACAACAATTATTGAGCAGGATGCCGGGGAAAACTGGATCAGTGCTTTCCGTGAACGTATTGAGCAGGCACAAAGCACCGGAGAAACAACAGCACTTCGCCAAGAAGTGGAAGATCATAAAAATACACTTGGCGCTCTCTACACAGAACTTAAAGGAAAAGTAGTTCAGCGTCATCACCGTCTCAATGCTATTGCCCGTATTGAGAAGATGATAAATGACCTGCCTTCATCAGGTGATCCAGAAGCAGAACAAAAATTTACTGCTCTGGAAAATACGCTGAATGCTGCACGACCACATCTGGGAGAATTATATGAGGCGTATAAAACGACACTGACAGATATGAAACCAGAATATATCGGCTCCTGATATTTACTATGGCGGTGTAGCCTCACCGCCATAACAAAACTTTATTTTATGAGAGAAAAGACAATGCGGTATGAAAAAGTCAAACCATGTCCGTTTTGTGGTTGTCCATCAGTAACGGTGAAAGCCATTTCAGGATATTACCGCGCAAAGTGTAACGGATGCGAATCCCGAACTGGCTATAGTGGAAGTGAAAAAGAAGCACTCGAAAGATGGAATAAACGAACTACTGGAAATAATAATGGAGGTGTTCATGTATAAAATTACTGCCACTATTGAAAAGGAAGGTGGCACTCCTACTAACTGGACAAGGTACTCAAAAACAAAATTAACCAAATCAGAATGCGAAAAAATGCTCTCAGGTAAAAAAGAAGCAGGCGTTTCCAGAGAGCAGAAAGTAAAACTGATAAATTTTAATTGCGAGAAACTTCAGTCCTCGTGAATTGCATTGTATTCAAATTAAAACTTCATAGCTGATTATTAATAATCAACATCGGGCGTCAATTTCAGTCTAACATTGGCGCCTGCCAGAGGTGATGCGATGGCACAAGTAATCTTTAATGAAGAGTGGATGGTTGAATACGGCCTGATGCTTCGCACTGGACTTGGGGCCAGACAAATTGAAGCATACCGCCAGAACTGTTGGGTGGAAGGCTTCCACTTCAAACGAGTATCTCCTTTAGGGAAGCCAGACAGTAAGCGAGGGATTATCTGGTACAACTATCCAAAGATAAATCAGTTTATCAAAGACTCATGATATGTCTAAATTACCAACAGGTGTCGAGATTCGAGGTAAATACATTCGCATCTGGTTCATGTTTCGAGGAAAACGATGTCGGGAAACATTGAAAGGCTGGGAGGTTACTAACAGTAACATTAAAAAAGCCGGGAATTTAAGAGCGTTGATAGTTCATGAAATCAATTCCGGTGAATTTGAGTATTTAAGACGTTTTCCCCAGTCCAGCACTGGGGCAAAAATGGTGACAACGAGGGTCATAAAAACGTTCGGGGAGCTTTGTGATATCTGGACAAAAATTAAAGAAACAGAGTTAACAACAAACACAATGAAGAAAACGAAATCACAATTAAAAACACTCAGGATAATAATTTGTGAGAGTACCCCGATATCGCATATTCGTTATAGCGATATCTTAAACTACCGGAATGAACTGCTGCATGGAGAAACGCTTTACCTGGATAATCCAAGATCCAACAAAAAAGGAAGAACCGTGCGCACAGTTGATAACTATATCGCCCTGCTCTGTTCGTTGTTACGTTTTGCGTATCAGTCGGGATTTATATCAACCAAACCATTTGAAGGAGTAAAAAAATTACAGAGAAACAGAATAAAGCCTGACCCGTTATCTAAAACAGAATTCAATGCATTAATGGAAAGTGAAAAAGGACAGAGCCAGAACTTGTGGAAATTTGCCGTTTACTCCGGGCTTCGTCACGGGGAACTGGCTGCTCTGGCGTGGGAGGATGTGGATATCGAGAAGGGAATTGTGAATGTCAGAAGAAACCTGACGATACTTGATATGTTCGGTCCCCCAAAAACAAATGCGGGGATCCGGACGGTAACACTACTGCAGCCTGCCCTTGAAGCACTGAAGGAGCAATACAAACTGACCGGGCATCATCGCAAAAGCGAAATCACTTTTTATCATCGGGAGTACGGTAGAACCGAAAAGCAAAAACTGCATTTTGTTTTCATGCCCAGAGTGTGTAACGGAAAACAGAAACCTTATTACTCGGTAAGCAGTTTGGGTGCAAGATGGAATGCAGCAGTAAAACGTGCTGGTATTCGCCGCCGTAATCCGTACCATACGCGACATACTTTTGCCTGCTGGCTGTTGACGGCAGGAGCGAACCCGGCATTTATAGCCAGCCAGATGGGGCATGAAACTGCGCAGATGGTGTATGAAATTTACGGTATGTGGATTGATGACATGAACGACGAACAGGTAGCTATGTTGAATGCGCGGTTATCGTAG